GCCAGTATATACATTCCAATAGCTAACGGATTGTTACCTAACACACTACTATCGTTATTTACTAAACCGTCTTTAGTTGCGAATGCTTTTGCTATACTACCAAAAGAAGAAGGTAGTGATAATGCTCTAACTGTGTAGTCTTGTAGTGTTACGGTACGTTGTTGTTCTGCAAATGCTCTTAAAGAGTTTTGTCTTAATTCTTCGGTTGAGTCTCCATCTTTACCGCCTGCAGCTGGTTGTTCATTAGTAAATGCTAACGTAGCTGCATAACTATCATCTACTGCTGATGTTACTACTGTGTCGATAGCATCTATAGTATTAGCAGGTACATTTGCTGCAACTCCTCCTCCAGTTAAGTATCTTATAGTAAGTGTTGTGTTTGAAGGTGCTAATCCGTAAGTCTGAGTAAATAAAAAGTTAGATGGATCGTATGCCTTAAAATATTCGTTAGAAGTTAGAAAAGTATCTGAATTTCTTATCACTGTTGGATCTGGTATGATAGCTTCATCATCTTGAGAACTTATACCTGAACCAAATTGAATCTGTAACTTTTTAGTAGAAGTAAACCTTGTTACAAATCTTCTTGGTACTTTTTTGAGTCTTAAGTTATTTGGTACTATATTACTTTCACTATTAGTATTAGCTTGAGTATCGAACATAGTATCTTGACCTAAATAAGGTACTTCAGTCCATGTGTTACCATCACTATCGGTTACGTCTAGCACTCCTATTATATTATCGTCATCGATTTCAAAGGTTGCAAATTTTTCTGCAGTAGTATAAGTTTGAGTAGTAGTTTTTATAGTTCCTGAAGTTGCTTTTACTTTTTTAGTTAATAGGTATTCAGCAGGGTTACCACTATCTAAAGAAAAAATCCTAATATCGGTTGGGTCGTATGAACTACTAAATTTAAAATCTACTTGTTCGTTAGTTAAAAAAGTTAAGTTATCTCCTACAGATGCTTTTATTGTACCGTTTTTACTTATAGTTAATGCTTGATCTAAGTTAGGTTTATAGTCAGTTCCAGTAGCAGCTACTCTTTGAGTTACTGTAAGTTCAGCTTCTGCAGCAGATGTAGCTTTTGGCCTATACCCCATCATATAAGCTAATGAATATAGATTAGCAGGGTTTTTCGCATGTTGTAAAAATGTTTCTTGAAGTTGGTTATCTTGATAAAAAGATAAAACATCCCCAACGTATGCTGCCATCTCTATAAACATAGTACCTGGTGAAGTAGGACTAAAGTCGTTATAAGAATCAGGAAAGTAATTCTTTGCATGTTCAATTAACGATGTCTTAAGATCGTTAAAATCCCTATTAATATATTTAATATCTCTTTCTTCAGCCATTATTGTTCAAAATTAATTACTACTTCATCTTCAAGATCAGTATCTCTTAATCTATACTTTAAACTAAAGCTAACAGTATTTCTATCTGCATCACCTAAAGTGTTTATTTCAACAGGTTCTACTCTTGGAAAATAAAATTCTAAATCATTTCTAACTAATTGATCAATTTCTTTTACCTTATCTTGAGTCAATTGTTCGAAAAGAAGATTTTGAAGCTGATTTCCAAATGTAGGGTTTAGGTATCGTTCTCCTTTACCTGTAAGAAAATAGTTTATTAAGTTAGTTTTAATTGCTTGTTTAGTTTCAAATGTTTGATTAAAAACAGCTTTACCGCTAAAAGGTAAACTAACTCCTACAGCCTTTCTTGGTTGTAAGTCAATTGGATCTATTTTCTTTATTTCAAACGCCATTATACTGCTCCTACTCTAGCTTTATCTTTTTTATATGATGCATCTAATACTGATTTTGCTTTATTTACAAAATCTAATTGACTTATATCTATACCTACTTGCGGTCCTTGTACTGAACGAGACATTTGGTTAGACATCATAGATGCAAAATTAGGTTTTTGTACTCCGGTACCACCCATAATGTTACTAGCATCTTGTGCTGTCATTTCTTCTCTTGTTGCATTAAGCATTTCGTCTAACGTAGCAGACTTACCTACAGACCACTTTTTAGGTTGGCCTTTTACAACAGGTTTCATTTGATTTGGGTTACTATTAGGAGTTGAAGCATATTTTACAGCTTCATTCATTACGTCTTGTAACTCCTCCTTAACAGCAGCTCGTACCTCTTCTCTTATAATTTTTCTAAGTTGATCGAGTTTCATATATATAAATAGTTTAGTTATGGAAGTTGATTATCTATTCTAAATTTTATTTCATCTAATAGTATATCTACTGATGAACTGAATGATTTAGCACCTTTTAAAACCTCAACCCCGTTAGGGTCGATTGCTACAGCAAATCTCCTAGGTGCTATTGAAGGAGAATTTGGGTCTAATTTAATTGCTAAGTTATAAAGTATACCGTTAGGGCCTCTATGTAAATACTTATCATCATCAGCTACGTCGAAATCTGATTCAGCATCAAAGTCATCTAAATCAAAATCTATTCCTCTATCTTGCAATTTTTCTAATATATCATTTAATTCTTTTTCTATAGTATCTTCTGGGTCTAAGTTATTACCTTGTCTCAATTGATCAGCTACTTCATCAGGAGTTAGCCCAGTTTTATCAGATATTTCGTTTACTGATAAACTACCGTATGAATCTAAATCTACTGCTCTTCTACTTAATGAAGAAGTTACTAAAGTACCGTCGTCAGATATTAATCCCAACTCAACCATTTCTTCAAAAGTTAATTCTTCATCTTCTAATTTTTGATTAAGTTGGTTTTCAAGTTTACATATTATTACAGTATTAGAAAGTTTCTTAAAAATTCTTTGTATTGATTTTAACTGTACATTAGTACTTGTAGTTATTAGAGTAAGTCCTTCTATATCAACACTTATTTGTTTAACATATTCTTTAGCTAAGTGTAGTAAATCTGCAAACTTTGTAGTTATATTAACAGGTATACCAAATCCTGGGGGTACTGATTGAGGTATGGGTATTGCTAAAACTAACTTTACGATTTTTTTAAAAGCTCCTAATGGTCGTCTTAATTTTTTTGGTAGCTTTCTAAATCTATCTATTCTTCCATCTACACTAGACAGTCCGCTTTGGAACCCTTTTAATTTATTTGAAAGTCTAGCTACGTTTGCAGGACAACCTCCTGAGTTAATTTGGTTTTGTAGAGTGTTAGCTTGTTCAAGTATTTTACCGACTACTTCACCTTCCAGTTTACCTATCTGTCTAGCAACAGTCCCAATCAATTTACTATCTGGTATATTAACGTATGGCATTATTTTTTATCTATAAACACTTTTTTAGAGTGTAGTTGTTTTAGTATTTGTTTCAATCGAGGTAACTGCTTTAAAAGAGAACCTCCTTCTTTAACTAGTTTAGCAGTGTATAATTCAGCAGGTGCTGGTGGAGAGGTTGCTAAGGTTTTAGCTAAAGATTCTAATAGTGATACCAAATCGTCTAACCAAGTAGTGGTTGTTTCTCCTTTTAATGCAGGTTCATCCTCATCAAAAGCTCCACTACCGAGATAAATCTTTTTACTATCCATTCCAATATAATCATCAGAATCAATACCTATAACTTTTGAATTCAACCCTATCATTTCTTTAGCAGAAATAAAAGCACCTTCATCTCTCGCGTTAAAATATAATCTACCAGAGTTTACTATAACTTGAGGACCTTTGTGTGTATCGGCTTTTTCTGGTTCATCTTCAAAAGCATCTCTTTTTTCATGAGCTTGTTCTAATTTAACTGTATGATCAGACATCATATATATTGATGACTTATCTTCATTTGGGTCTTCTACTACGGTTTCAATTGAATCATCAGCTTCTTTTTGACCAGTTCTAAGTATAACAAAAGGTGAACCGTTATTATCTTCTTCTGAAAACGGGTTAGTATCAAAATTAGTACCTCCTAATCTTATAGTATTACCATGTCTACCTTCTATAAGAGCATCTCCTGGGAATAGTTGAAGAGGGTTAACCTTAGTGCTTTCTTTAAAATCATCCCCAAAGTCAGGTTCTTCAATAGTACTAGCATTATGATTAGGGTGGTTCCAAATATTAACTATAGTCCTCCAGTAGTCTCTACCTTCAGATGCATCCGTAGTTCTATCCCAATCAGGACCTCCATAAATTTCTACTATCTCACCTATTACTGGTAATCTAACTATAGTATCTCTTTGACAATAAGCAAAAAATTGATTTTCATCTATATCATCAGCTGTTCCTCCTAATGCATCACCAATTGGTTTAAAAAATACTCCGTATAAACCTAAGGTTTGTTGTTGATCTTCGTATCTAGGGTGGTTAGAGTCGGTTATGATATCGGTAACTCTAGCGTAAAAGCCATTACTACCTCCACCGCCTCCTCCTTCGTTATAAAGTAATCCTGTAATTCTTCCAAACATTATTCTTCTTCTTCTGTTTCTTCAGAATCTTCTTTAACTTCTTCTACTGTATCTCTCGAATCTTCTAAAAGATCTTGTAATTCACCAAAATCAAACATTTCTCCTCCTTCACCTTTAGCTGCTGCTGTTTCTATACGTTGTATTACAGTCGCAAGCTTAATTAAATGTTCGTCATTCTTTACACCTATTTCCATGTACTCTTTGATCATAGGAACGATAAGAGTAGCATCACCTATATTTTCTATAAGTGGTTTTAACTCTCCTATAAGTCCTTTGATCTGAGATCTGGTTTGGGTTGAATTATCGTGTATCTCTCCAAAAAGATCAGATAGAGTTTTACCATTAAATACTTCTTTATCTAAACTCATATCGTTTCTTTATAAATAGAGTTACAAAGGTTTATTGGTAATAAGCCCTTGATCGTAAAGATTTTGATATTTTTTCTTAAAGTCTTCTTTGAGTATAGAAATAACTCTGGTAAGATGAGGAGTTTCACAATCAGTCATTTCTCTGATATAGATGTATAAAGCTTTTTTCTTAAATATTTCTATATCATGTCTAGTGCGGAATAATGTTAATACGGCATCAGCTATAACTTTTTCATTTTCTTTTAAGAATAAATCATCTAATGATTCATAAACAGATTCGCTCCAAGTATCTATGAATTGAGATAAAGTTACTTGATAATCGTTAACATATTGTTTACCTCCTTCATAACTTTCTTCCATTTCAGTAAAAGAACCTATTTGTTTAAGTCTTTTATAGTTTTTATTGTTATAATTTATTAACCAACGTTTAACTATAGTACCAAAATAAGAATATGCCTTTGCTCCATTGGTTGGATCAAACTTCATAATCTTTTCTTCTAGTAATACTGATACGATTTCGTGTTTTAAGTCTTCTATACGTTCTACATCTGTGTAATAAAACTTGAATGTATGTATAATGTTTTCTGCTAACTTGTAAAAAGGTAGGTATATGTGGTCTGTAAATATTTTAGCTCTATAATCTGAGTCGGTAGAGTTATTATACTTAACTATATAGTCTTCTGTTTCTTTTGTAAAGTAGTTAGCTTTGGATTTCTTCCTTGCCATAGTT